GCAAAGACAGCCCGACTTTTTTAGTGCGATTTTTGACCGCAGAGGAAATCCAACCAACTTGGCGAATTCAGTGGCGTGGGAAGGAATATCAAATCACGGGTCTTGATCCTGATTACGAGAGGCGCGATCTGACAACGATTACGGCAAAGGTGGTGAGCTGATGGGCGTAAAAGTCACAGGGGATGCTGAACTGCTTGCTAATCTTAACAAGCTCCAATTTGGAGTTGCAAAAGAAGCTCGAGCGGCTGTCCGAGATGGCGCACAAAAGTTTGCCGACAAGCTAAAAAGCAATACGCCTGAGTGGGACGGCGAGACTGATATGAGCGGACATCTGAGAGATGACATCAAGCTTTCAAGTGTCCGTGAAACGGGCGGCTTAACAGAAGTAGACGTTGGATATGGTAAAAATACTGGCTGGCGTGCTCACTTTCCAAACTCGGGAACTTCAAGGCAGGACCCGCAGCATTTCATTGAAGAAACCCAAGAAGTCATGCGGCCAGTTGTTATCGCTGCCTTCCTAAGCCACTTGAAGGAAGGCGGGATGTAATGGCACCTGAAAAACGTGTTTATGACATCCTGTCAGCCAATTTGGATATTGCTGACAAGGTGTATATAGGCACTCCAGACTTCAATAACCAGACTAGCGTAACTCCTGAGAGTCTAGCTCCATGGGTGAGAATCACTTATTTGCCCGGTGATGCTGCTGATTATGCTGACGATTCTAGAATCCTAGAGTATCCGAAAGTACAAGTAGATTTTTGGGTGGACAAAACGGACTGGGATCAACAAGAAAAAATTGAAACACAGATATATCAAGCACTACATGCTTCTGGATGGGAAAGGCATTATCGCAACTCCTACGTTGATGGTGATACCCCAGACCTTCGCATGACAATAGGATACTTTCAGTTTCAAGGACTGCCGATTGGCTAGTCCTTTTTATTTTCCTAAAGGAGGATTTTAAATATGGCAGATACTGCTGTAACAACTAATAAGAAGTTAGCAAAATTTGGGGCTTCGGCCTTTGAATACGGGGTTGTCGGTGATGACGACTTTGTACTAAGCACACGAAAGATGCAAGGCTTATCTAGTGTGAAATTGGATATTAAAACAGAGCAAAAGACGCTGTCCGCTGATGATGGCCCGTACTTGATTCTTTCTGGTGGTATCACAGAAGCAACCGAAACAATCGAAATGTACGATGTTGATTCCGTTATGAAGTCTGATTTATTTGGCATTAAGGTTGTTAATGGGGTTGAAGTATATCCAAAGAACCTTAGCCCTAATTACGCCGCAACTTTGTTCCGCACGAAGCTTTCAAATGGCAAGTACGTTTGGGTTGGTATGCTCAAGGGAATGTTCTCACTTCCGGGCGTTGATACCAAGACTGTTGACGGCACACCAGATCCAAGTGCTGACAGTATCGAAGGCTCATTTATTCCTCGAGGTGACCAAGATACTGGCAATGTTGTGTTGATTGGTCGTGAAGACAACGATGGATTCGATTTTGATAAGTTCCACGGATATGTTTTCCCTAAGACTGCTGAAGATGCGACTATTGCCCCAAAAGCGTAGTCGGTGTCAGTTTTGAGAACAGTTCGATTAACCTTGCGGTTGGCGCATCTACAGTGCTAAAAGTGCAAATTAATCCGGCTGATGCCGCAAATAAACAAGTTACTTTCAAAACGTCAGATCCCACAGTTGCCACCGTTTCCAGTGATGGAACTGTGGCTGGTGTAAAGGCAGGGTCTGCAACCGTAACAGTCACAACTGACGATGGTGGTAAAACTGCCACCGCAACGATTACTGTGGCTTAGCAATGAACTTGTCGCCTATAAATGCACAATACGCGAACAGCGGGCGGCTTATACCTAAGGAGATTAAGCATGGCATATCAAATTAAACTAAATATCAAAGGCGAAACGTGCGTGTTCACACGAAATGGAGAGCCAACATTACGTGATACTACGAACGCCTTGAAAGTGCAGCAACAACAGCTGCGCATGCTAAACCGTAAAGATGGCCCTTCAAACGATGATTACGACGAGAACGAGAAAAACTTAGCCAAATTTGCGGTTGATTTCTGGAAAAACCAGTTTACTACCGATGATGTTATTGATGGCTCTTCGATTTCTTTGAAATCGCTGGATTCAATCAATGATGCCATTGGTGATTCTCTAAGCGACGGTGAAGAGGATAAGAAGGACACAGCAAAAAAATCACCGAAGCGGACGTCAAAGAAGCCATTAGCAACCTTGACGACTTCTACAAAGCAAGGCTCTCTGAAGGCTACCGATTAGCTGACGTTGATGCTATGACGCTCCGCGATATTGAAAAGCTTAACCAGATTTACGAGGAACGGGAGACCACGATCGACAAGGCCTTTCCGTTCCTTTTCTAGTTCTATGAAAGGAGGTAAAACATGTTAGGAAATCTCGGACAAATTGCGGCTACCGTAAGCTTGAACATTGATCCGTTTCAAGTAAGCCAGCGAGTTTTGAACTCTTCAATTAAAGCAACTGCCGCTGAGTTGCGGGCTCAAGATGCTGCGTTTAAGGGCTCTGAAAAGTCTATCAACAACATGCGTTCAACCTATGACACATTGAGTCGGCAGTCAAAGAACTACCAAGCTCAGCTTCAGAAACAACGAGAACAGTATGATGAAAATTCGAAAGCGGTTGAAAAACTTAATAAAAGTGAGACTGCATCGCAGGAAGAAATTAATCGTGCTACAAAGCTGCAAGCTAATGCTGCATCACAGTATAATCGGACTGCTGCCGCGGCTGCACAAAATGAGAACCGAATGGCGGCCTTACGCAAAGAGATTGCGCTGCAAAGCGACGGCTGGACTAAAGTATCAAACGGTGCATCAAAGTTTGCATCTGTTACCGAAAAGGCAAGCTCTAAGCTAACCAGTTTCGGATCAACGATGACAAGGGCGGTAACTGCTCCAATTGCCATTGGGTTTGTGGCAGCAGCTAAATCTGCTATTGATTTCAACAGCCAAATTCAAGCAATGGGGCCCTTGCTAACAAATGGGGGTGCGATTACTGCCAAGTATCGTGCGCAACTTGATCAACTAGCATCAGCATCTAAAAAGTGGTCGGTTGAATATGGTGTTTCCACGGCTGCAATTAACGACGGCATGTCAGAAATGATCAAACGTGGCTATACCGCTGCGCAAACTTTAGGCGCTATGCCTGCAGTTCTCAATGCGGCAAAAGCGTCTGGCGATGACTTCAACGATGTTATGCATGTTTCTACATCCGTTTTGGAGCAATTTGGTCTAAAGACAGAATCAACAACGGGCATGCTTAAAAACACGTCTCGCGTTACAGATACTCTTACCTATATTGCGAACGCTACTGCAGCAGGGTTCCAAGATATGGGCGAGGCAATGACGTATGTCGGGCCTTCTGCTCATGCTGCTGGTATTTCACTCGAAGAAACAGCAGCTGCTATTGGTATTATGAGCAACAAAGGGATTGAAGGATCAGTTGCTGGCACAGCATTACGTGGTGCTTTAACAAGACTGTTGAAGCCTTCTAAGCAAAACCTTCAAGGCTTTAATGAATTAGGCATATCTGTTGCTGATTTCAAAAAAGGAACGCTAACTCTTCCAGAGATTCTTGACAAAATCAAGAATAACACTAAGGGGTGGACGGACCAGCAACGAGCTTCTGCAGTTGCGTTGGCTTTCGGAACTGAAGCGCAAGCCGGCATGAATGCCTTAATTGGTGCAGGTGGCGGTGAGCTACGCAAATATACCAGTGAAGCTGAGCATGCCAGCGGAACAACTGCCAAAATTGCTAACCAGTTAAACAATACGGATGCCGCCAAATTGAAGAGATTTCAAGAGTCGATTCATGTTTTAGGAATTGAAGTAGGTCAAAAGCTTCTACCGACGCTGACTCCTCTTATCAAAACAGCAACCGATGTTGTCAATGCCTTTACAAAAATGGACAGTGGTACGCAACAAACCATTATTAAATTTGCAGCGTTTGCGGCAGTTGTAGGGCCAGTGAGTTCTCTTATCGGTGGAGCTCTTAAGCCTGTTACTGCTTTGAGCAAAGGAATATCTGGAATTGCGGGAGTCATTGGGCGAGCATCTGCAGCTGCAAAGCTCGGCGGAACTGCAATGGATGTGCTCAAGTCTGGCTTTAGTAAGACAGCCTTTGAAGCATTGAAGGTTGCACCAGCCGCAGCAGCGGCGGCAGAAGGCACTTCTGGAATGGGAGCAGCCATGGGCGGAGCCGCAGCGAGCGGAACAGGATTACTAGCGGCATTGGGGCCAATCGTACCAGTTGTTTTAGGTGTGACAGCAGTCGTCGGTGCCGGTGTAGCCATCTGGGAATTGTGGGGCAAAAAGGCTCTTGAGTCTGCCGATAGAACTTCACGATGGGGTACTGATATTGGTGCCGACGCCGACCGATCTGCTTCCAAAATGAAAGATGCCTCTGGGGCAATTTCTGGTGCTTTTGATGATACAAACCACACAGTCACCCAGAATGCTAAGACGATCTCTAAAGGGTTCGACGATTTAACGAAAGCTGCAAAAGAAGCCGCTGATCAGTCTGAGACAGCAGCGAAGAAATTGGCTAAGAGCCTCGGCGGTGAAGCCGCAGAAAACATTGAAAAGCAGGCCGATAAGGAAAAAGCCGCTAACGCTAAGCGAATCAAAGAGATGGAAAGCAACAACGAAAAGGCCCAAGCCATTACTACATCGTTTAACAAGAGCGGAGCACAGATGACGGCTGACCAGTATCAACTGTTGGATAACTACCGTCGTAAAAATGCCGCACTGGCTGTCAAGACGCTACAGATTTCTGGATCACAACAGAATAATGTTCTTAAAGCTGTCCTTGGTGAGAGAACACGAATGTCTAAGAGTGCGGCTCTTGAGCAGTATCAGGACATGTGGAACGCCGCCAACAAAGAAAACAGTGCCTATAAGGCAGCACAGGACAAGATCAACATAGAGTACAAGAACGATGCCACCATGCGCCACACAGCACTAGAAGGCTTGGAAAAGGACCACCAGAACAAGATGAAAGTCATCTATGCTGGTGCAATTCAAGCCATGAAAACGCAAGGAACATCGCGCTCGGAAATGCTAGCGGAACTTCAAACTGACTTCCACCTGACAAGTTCACAAGCCGAGTCTGCTATGAGCAGTTATGAGAAGTCTATGGCCAAAGGAGTTAAGAGTAATCGAGACTTTGCGGCCGCAACTGAAGGATTTGGTAAAGCGGCTCAAGAGGCCGGTGATCACTGGAATAGTCTTGTTTTTGATCCCAAGACTGGGAAGGTGAAGACAAATCTTCCTGAAGTGTTGAAAGATACGGCCAGCACTAAAAAAGGCTGGCAGCAACTTAAATTCGATTTAAAGAATGCCAAGATCACCTCTAATGCCAAGCAAATGATTGTTGAAGCACTTGCTTCTTCTAAACAATGGCAGAAATTGAGCGTTCCCGAAAAGAATGCAATTATCCGTACTCAGGGGCGTGAACAGCTTGCTGATATTATGGATAAGTTTGTTTCCTGGAATAGTCTGTCGCTTAAGGATCAGCAAGCAATTGTGAAGGGCGATTACACGCCTTTAGTAAATGCTTTAGTCAAGAGTGGAGACTGGAACAATCTCACCTTGAAACAGCAAGAAGCAATCGTTAAAGATAAAGCAACAGCGCCATTAGTATCTTCACTTCAGCAAACCGGCGAGTGGCAGAAGCTCGACTTAAAAGTTCAAGAAGCGATTGTCAATGCTAAAGGCAAGAAAGATCTTGAAGACATCCTTTTTGACATGGGAGTTTGGAACAAGCTTCCAAATACGCAGAAATACGCAACCCTAGTTTCTTTTGGTAAGCAAGACATCGCTGATATTATCGATCAGCTAAATTTGTGGAATACACTTACACCAAAAGAAATCCAGGCTGTAGCAAAGGGCGATACCAGCTCTTTGGTGGCTGCTATTGATAAAGCAAATGACTGGAATCGATTAACTCTTGGCCAGCTAGAAGCAATCGTTAAAGATAAAGCTTCTGCAGGCTTAGTCCAGGCCATGATAAAAACCGGAGAGTGGAATGGCCTATCAGTAGAAGAAAAAACTGCTATTATGCAGACCAAAGGTAAATCCGACTTAGCCGATATGGTTGTTAAATACGGTCTTTGGAACAGCCTTCCAAACTCTACTAAAAGCCTGTTGATGAACGATTCCGATGCTCGTACTAAATTAGAAAAAGCTGGAGTTGCAATTGATCAATACAATTTGTTTAAGAACCCCAACGAAAAAGGGCTAAAAGCAAATAATACTGATGTGCTTGGAAAAACAGAAGAAGCCAAAGGGAGCATTCAGAAATACAACGAAGTTCTACCTGGCTTAAAGCTTTTTAATGGGAATTCCAGTGGCGTTAAGACAGAGTCTTCTTCTGGGCAATCAAGCATTGTTAAGTATAACGAGGTATTGCCGGGTCTAAAGCTTTTCAATGGTAATTCATCGTCTGTTAATGGTGCGTCTAATTCTGGTCAAAGCAGTATCATTTTATTTAATGGAACTAACCCAGTGCTGAAGCCATTTAAAGGCGATTCGTCGAGCGTTAATAGCGAGTCATCAAAAGGGCAAAGTAGCATTCTGATGTTCAATAGCAAAGATCCATTAATGAGATTATTTAACGGGGATGCAAGTGGAGTATCAGAAGCGTCACAAATTGGCGTCAATGCAGTTGCTGCATTCGGTGGCGATGCTACCATCACAAAAACATTCGTGATTAATGCAGATGTTGATCCCGCTGTACAACGACTTTTGAACAGTGGCAAGTTTGCACGAGGCACTCAAAACTTTACCGGTGGATTAGCAACTATTAACGACGCATCTGGCACTCGTTATCAAGAGGTCGTCACGCTACCAAATGGAGCAAAATTTGTGGCATATGGGCGAGACGTTACCTTACCACTTCCTCGACATACAAAAATTGAAACTGCCATGCAGTCCGCAAGAAACTACTCAATTCCACGTTTTGCTGGTGGCACCACAGACTTCGGAGGCGCTGCTAATAGAATAAACCAATTGAATCCGCAAACCTTTGTTACCAGCATTTCTAGTGGCAGCAATAGTCGTGTTGAGGATTTGCTAGCAAGACTGATCGAATTAACAACTTATAAGATTAATCATACACAACGTACTGAAGGCAAAGTAGTGCTGGAAAATAACCGCGAAATTGGCAAATGGTTGTACCCAACAATTAATGAGCTGGATAAGCAAAACACAATCAGAGAAAGACATGGAAGGGGTGTTTATTAATTGGCGAACTTGATATTTGGAGGACATAAGATTGGTAGTTCCGTTCTGCAGTTTAGTGCTGCTAGGGGAATTACATCAGAGATTGAAAACACTTCCCAGTCTGTTGGAATTAGCGATGGTGAGATGCTTATCAATAGTCGTCTTAAGTCTAGAATCATTCCAGTAACTTATGATTTTGTGGCGCTATCTCGTCGTGAATTTGAACGGCAGTTAGCGCCACTACTTTATAGCACGGATGTTCAGAAGCTAATCATTGATGATCGCCCTGATGAATTTTGGTATGCAAAAGTTGACGGTAAGATTGATATGGACCGGGCTTATTTTCTTGGCACTGGTACTATTAATTTTCTCGTTCCCGATGGCATCGCCCACTCGGTAGCCACGCAGACGGCTGACAACATGCCTTACAAGGACGTGCCAGTGAATTTGCTGACAAATTCAAGCACTGCGCGAGGGTGGAATAACTACGATTCTTGGACGGTAGCCGATGACAAGTACAACGGTCTTACTGTTTTCAAGAAAAATGGGCAATGGCTGGGACTTTATCAACCCGTAAAAATAGCATCATCGCCTACTGCTTACACATGGAGTGCTTGGGCAAGAGAAGATGATTATGATGCCCAACATACATCAGGGCTAACTGTTTTTTGGAATGCACTCGACAAAAATGGAAATACATTATCTAATGGTAATACTGTTATCGATAGTCAGGTAAATTCAGTATGGAATAGGGTATTTTTTACCTTGCAAGCGTCTAGTATTCCGACTGGTACAGATAGCATAAATATACGGCTTGAAAAAGTAGCTAATGACGGGAAATATGTATATGTCGCTGGCATCAAGATTGAATCCGAAGATACCGCTTCTCATTGGTCACCTAACCCAGCTGATCCTGAATACTATACCGACACCATCACGGTACACAATGGCGGGACGTATCCGGTTGAGCCAGTTATTACGGCAACTATGCACGCTGATAACGGCATGGTTGGGCTTGTCAATGATCGCCCGGGTATTCTCCAATTTGGCACGCAAGAAATTGATGGTTTCACCACCGAAGAAAGCGAAGTAGCACTTGATTTGGCAGCCGTGCAAGGCTCACATATGGATAATCAAGCTGCCACAAACAATCCCTATTGGGGTGGTGATCCTAGTATGCCTAATGAACAGATTGGCAATGCGATTTGGACTCATGACGATTATGATGGCTGGAAGGTTGAGCCTAATTGGCCCAGTATTACTGGCGACCACAAGTATTGGAACGGTCCTTCAATCAAGCACAATCTCGTCCAGACGCATAACGGTAACTTCAAGAGCAATCTAACATGGGACGTTATGACACGCTTCCAAACTGGGGTGGCACATGTAGGTGCGCTCGAAACAACGTTAGAGAGTGACGGTAAGCCAATTTTTCAGATGATACTGAAGGATAATAGCGCATTGTCCGATCAGCTTTGGTGGATGTGCTACTACAAAGGCCAATTAGTCGTCAATGAACAGCTTGATCGTAGTATTTTCACTAACGACAAGTTCATTCAGCTGGAATTGCAGAAATTTGGTAATTCAGTTGTTTTCCGAGTGTCACCATGGGTTGGCAATCAAGGACGAGAGACGACTATTACCCGTCAGTTCACTTTTGCGGATGCTGCCGATGTTGAGACCAAGCAATTCTCAACGTGGTTCATGCGTGACAAGACGTGGGGCGAATCGACCATGTATCTGATTGCGTCCACCGTCAAATGGCAAAACGTTAGCTGGTATACGAATATCAAGAATCGCTTTAGCGATGGTGATGTTCTCAAGATTGATGTGGCGAACGCTAAAACGTACTTGAATGGTTCTCTTGACCCAACCATGCACACGATCGGCAATCAGTGGGAACGATTTGAACTGCCACCCGGTGATACTGAGATTACTATCACGCCCTCGAGCTGGGCACAACCATTTGCATGTGAAGTCGAGATAAGGGAGGCCTGGCTATAAATGAAGTATTACTTTGCAGATCGAAAATCAAACATTTTGGGTGTTGGGTCGACTGATGGCAAAGGCGAATGGCGAATTGACAACGATATAGAAACGCAAAGTGTTGACAATCGTCCTGCGGTCGAGCTTTCACTTGATATTCACTTCACAACTGATCAGGAACAAGCAGTCAATGAGATGGCTAAAGCAACCAACTTCATCATGTATCAAGATGAAGAAGGAAACGCTCGCCAAATGGTGATTGAATCGGTTGACCATGATTCACTAGGCCACATTCACTCAATTGTTGCCAGCGATGCTGGTAATGATTTAATTAACGAAACCGTTGGCGCCTTCAAGGCCGACAAACCATATACGATTGCTGAATACATCACAAGGTTTACAAATGATTCTGGCTGGGAGATTGGCATCAACGAATTTCCTGACAATGTTCGAACACTCGAGTGGACTAGTGAAGAATCATCGTTGGCTCGCATTATTGCCGTGGCAAAAGATTTTGATGCAGTGCTTAGCTTTGGCTTTGAGTTTGTTGGAACCAACTTGGTTAAGCGTGTCATTAACATTCGGCATGAAACGGCCGGCGATAGTTTGATCTCTTTTGAAATGAATAAGGACATCAACAACATCGTCACTCACCGCGATACCTATGACATGGAAACATCGATCAAGGCTTATGGAGCGGTGCCAGAAAGTACGGATGGATCAACTAATAAGGATCCAATCAACTTGATCGGCTACAACTGGACTGATCCAACGGGACAGTTTGTGCTTGATCAGTACGGGTTCTTGCACGATACCATTGCTGTGCAGAAATATTCACGTTTGTTAAGCAACAGCAACCCTAACCCAACACAGTCTGACTGGAATCGGGTTAAAACGTTTGATTCAAAATCGCAGGCGGCACTTTTGCAAGCGGCTTTGGCAGACTTGAAAAAGTATAACCATCCGAATGAAACCTATGATATTGATTTGGTTAACTCACCATACGTACCACTGAATCAAACCGTCCACATCGCCGATGAGAATCAACAGCTATTCCTATCTGCCAAGGTATTGAGCATTGAGCGTTGTCGCGCTAACCATTCTGTCAAGCTTACTTTGGGCGAGTTTGCGCACGAGACCGTTAGCTTTGACGAACGCCTCAGTGAGCTTGCCAACCAGATGGCCAACATGCCCAAGACAATTCAATATTATCCTTGGCTTCGTTATGCCGATGACGATAAAGGCACCAATATGAGTGCCTTCCCAACTGGTAAGAAGTATATGGCAATCGTTTGGTCAAATAAGTCATCCGTTCCAAGTGACAATCCGGCAGATTACGCCGGCAAGTGGGCGTTGATTCAGGGCAAAGACGGTGCTGATGGTGTTCCCGGTACGAAGGGTGCAGATGGCCGTACAAGCTATTTTCACACCGCTTGGGCGAATGATGTAAGCGGTCAAAGTGGGTTCACGGTATCCGGTGGCGATGGCAAAAAGTATATTGGCACGTACAGCGATTTCACACAAGCTGATAGCACCAATCCGGCTGATTACAATTGGGCGCTTTTTAAAGGTGAAGACGGTGATCAAGGGCCAAAAGGTGATCAAGGTTTACCCGGTGCTAA